GGATCAGACTCGTGCATTATCGGTGTCCTCTCAATCAAAATCCTGCTGAAACCTTGCTAAATCTTCAGCGCAGCATTTGTGCAATATCCGCATGTGTTCGTCAACTTCCACTTCGGAGTAATGGTTGCCGCGCAGTCTTTGACCACACAGCCAGCAGAATCGCGCTCGGGGTTTTTCTAGCATGGTGGTTCCTTTTAGGGTGGTGCGATAGCTATGCTTTGACAAGTTTATCTAACGAATTTTGAACTTGCTGCATTGCCCAGTCGAGTTTGTCCGCTGGCATAATGTCAACTACATCATTAATTTGGAGTGCAACTGCATCTTCAACACTTCGTTTTCCATTGTCCCTGCCATACATCAGTTTAAAAGTGCGCTGCCAGGTTTCCGGAAGTTGTGCAAGTCCTGCCTTAATCTGTTCTCTGGCGTAATCTTGTAATTGATTATTCATCTGATTTCCTCCTGATAAGATAACCCACGTTTATACCGGGCGTGCCGGTCAAACGCGAGGGGGTTATAAGGACGCGGCCCAACGATCAGCGTTGAGTTTATGCCCTACATATTCTGAAAAGCACTTTTCGCAAACAAGCCCCTCGCCATGGTCTTTAGTCGAATAAAAATCATTGCTTGGTGTGCATTGTGATATCTCACCACAAACGCAGCACAGGCAGTTTTTATATCCACGAGCATGGTGAATGGTTTCGATTACATCCATAGCAAAATCCCCTTATAACCAGGTAAATACACCCGATGAAGCCGGGTGATTTCCCGGCCCGTTATGTCTCCCTCACATCTATGCCGAGCACACTCTTCATGAGGTGTACCTTCACACGATATACCGGGTCTTTCCGGGTAATGTCAGACTTTGTATCCTCAACCACCATTCGCCCTTCCTCCACATACACCGCATCAGCATAGTACCGGAGCGCCGGTTTCTTCCTGCCATTAAGGGTAACAGCGGGGGCAAGCTCAAAGGGCACTTCACGCTTCAAATCTGACACTCTCCCGGCCTTTTCCATCATCTTCAATTGGCACCATCGGGCATACTGTTTCTTGCTGGCGAATGTTTCACCGTCCACCGTGATTTTTTGGGAGCGGTAACGGGATTTCTTTTCGGGTTGCGGCTCGTCCTCCGGCTCCTTTGCAATCCCCTTCATCACACAGCCGATTTGACACGTTCGGCATGTAGGGTGTTTTGGCTCGTAGCATCGGCCTATGGGGCATGGGGGATGAGTCATTCACTCCCCCTTCAGCCGGACTATGACGGTTTTATCTGCAAATGAATCGGGGAGGACGTGGCAAATCATCGCGCCTCCTATAACACTGGTAGCGTGGGTTTCCCACTCCACCACCTCCGGTTCCACCACCGGGCGCTTGTCGATGCCGCGAAGTTCGACCACGCGACCGGTGATTTGACGGGCTACTATGTCGGCCCCGTCTTTTTCTCCAAAAGTACCCTGACAACCACCATCATTATTCCTCACCACCATATACCGCACCACCTCCACATCATCGGTGGGTATGACGGGGTTGACGAGTTGCCAATTTGGGAGATGGAAGTCTTTTAAAGACCTACCTATGCTCATCTGGCTACCATTTTTGCCGTGGTAGATCACAGCAGAATCTTTATACACTATCCCCTCACACCTGCCCTCGTCTAATACCTTTGCCGCTTCCGAAAGGGTGAGTCCTTCTGTCTTCATACTGTCTCCTTAAAAGTGGGGGCCGAAGCCCCCGATGGAGGTTGAGGCTGTTGGATTATGCGATAATAGTGACTTCTTCCGGCACGTTGAGTTTCAACCAATCCCGTATCCGCTTGATAGCCTCCAGTGTCCAGCATCCCCCGTCTGCCTCAAATAGCGCCGCCGTGGGTCCGCTGTCGGTCTTTTTCAGCCGGAATACGAACCTTGACGCAGGTTGATTGATTTCCAGGAATGTACGGTAGGGGGCAAGCTCAATGGGGTTCGGTATCCGCACATCCGCGACTCTAGCAATACCCGCTTTCGCCTGGACTTCCTGACTGATTCCATCGTCCGTGTAGGTTACATCGGTTTCCTGCCGAAGATTCCCGCACAGGGCGATAATTGCCGCCGTGGTTTCATCCTGGACGAAATGAGTCTGGAGGTTGATAATGAAGTCCTCGATTTTGAAATAGTTACCGAATGGGAAACTCTTGGGTGCGTGTACTGCGTGGATGAACTCGTGCCGCTGTTCCCACTCATCTACCAACCTGGAAATCAGTTTTACATTAAGATGATTTTGCACATGGATAATGAGGCCGTTATAGGTCAGCCCGTCCGGGTTGGCTATCAGGTAGTCCCTGAGTCCGGTAAGGGTACAAATGGTCAGGTCGGCAACGACCGGAGGCACTACTGATGACAGGGATTTTGATGTGTACTTGCGCCCGTCGATTTCAAAATGCTCAACCGGCGCCAGTGAAATGATGCGGTCGATAAACTCTTTGGTGATGTCTGCCATGGTCTAGTTCCCCGCCTTTCCGCCCTGGATCGCGGTCGGTTGCGGGAAGGGCATGTTGAGTTGCTCCGGGTTGTGCTCAAAGGCCATGCCGTGACCGGCCTGCTTGCCGATGTAGAACAAGGTCGTGCAGGGGTGCGCCGGTTGCAGCTTGGGAGTGCATTCAATCAGGACATTGGCAGTTGCGCCGTTGGCGTCGGGCTTAATGGTTACTTTCAAGGTAACTGTTCGCGCCCCAACCTTTGCGTTCGGGTCCACGATGTTGTCAAGGACCGCCTGCATAGCGTCGTCAAACCGCTCGATAGCGGCACCTTTTGCCAGTGTGAGCAAACTGGCTTTTTCCTCGTCTGTAAACTGTGACATTCGTGCTTTCCTTTCTACTTTTAGAGTGTCGTGCTACTTATCATCGCATCCAGGTTCACGCTCATCCGGCGGCTCCGCATTCGGGCAACTCATGGCGTGTCCGTTCTTCACTCCGCACTCAGGGCATGGCGGCACAGGAAGATCAGGAAATCCGTCATCCTCGCTGTCCATATTCGGGAGCGTGGTGGTTTCAGTTTTCTCTTCGTTGGTTATGGGGAGCTCGCCGGTTACAACGTCCAGGGGCTCGGAAAAGCGGTTCACGATGCTTTCAGCGGTAGGGGTAATGCCGGCGTCGGGGGTGATGTCGATGACGTCCTGATTCTCGTCCTCAGTCCGGAGCCCCATAGTTACCTCCGGGCAAAACTGACGAGCAAAGAAGGTCGCGGCGCGATAGCGCAGCATGAGTTCAGGCATCGTGATCCACTTGCTGCCCGACTTGCTATACCATCCTTCTAGCACCGCCATTTCGATTGACACCGGGGCGCTTTCCAGCCTTTCGCCGGTCGCTTTTTCCGTCACCCATGCAACACAGGTCCGGTTCTTGATCTTCTCTTTTACCGTCTTGGTGCGTTTATTGTTGCCTTCGTAGAAGGTGATTTCGGTGGAAACTTCCTTCTCGGGTTCAGGGTCCGATATCTGAAAGCGCAGGGGCGTGAACTTTCCAGTGGAATTGATCGAAGAAATCAGGAACTGTGAGGACCACGAGGGACGCCCATGCACAAGGTAAAGGTTCTGCATGACCATCAGGGGATTCGCCCCAATCCGGTTTGCCATTTCCAGGGCAATAACGCAGTTCGCAACCTTCTCTTTGCCGCGGTACTCCTTTGGTACGAGGTCAGACGCCGCCAGAAGCGCAGCCTGCCGCTGCAACAGTGCGAATGATGCGGCGGTTCCGAATCCCGCGACTACCTGACCCTGTTCCTCTTTTGTCGCTGGTAGGGTTATCGTGTCTTTTTCAGTACTCATTTCAATTTCTCCTTTTAATACTTAGTAGGATTAAGCCCTAATTGAATACGAAGGATTTCTTTCTGATATTCTTTGCCTTCGCAGTATCCGATTTCATGCGCCCTGATTATGATTCCCATGAAAGCGCTATAGCAATTTTGATAAACATCTGCCGGTATGTAATCAGCCAAAACAGCCAAGCACTGATCTCTAGTTTTTGCTTCCGTGATCTTGTCGGGTAGCATTTACTACCTCCACTTCGGCATTTCCCATTCTTCAAGCAGGTCTGCCGGTCGTATCTGGTCCAGCGATACGATATGCAGAGGTATTTCGTAATTCGGGTAGGCTCCCCGAACCTTGCACTCGGCGACCAGACACAACAACCGCCGCACTTCATCCCGCGCCCACTGTAGCCAATCCGGGTGAATGTATCCGCATCTTACCGGGTGCGGTTCTGACGTTTCGGCGGCAACGAAAATGAACGTGTCATGGTCGATGTTGTTCTCTACAGCGCCGATACTGTAATGTCCCGCCTGAATATCGTAGTTCAGTGTCACCATCTGCCGGTCAAACTTGGCAACGTCAGCGCAAGTTTTGTAGTCAATCAGCGCCCTCCGTTCCGGGTTCAGGTCGATACGTGCCTTGCATCTGAGGCCGGTTCCCGGATCGTCCCATATCAGGGTGAGTTCAGGATTGCCGCGTTTCAGTAGCATTGACGCCAGCGGGTGACTTTTTAGGCTTTTGTCGATGCCGAATACCGCCGCTGCCTGATCTGCCGTGAGTAGGATCTTGCCAGCGTTGGCTTTTTCAAACTTGTCCCACCAATCAATGGCTTTTACGGTTTCGTCACTCGGTTTTTTCGCGTTGATCTGTGTTGATGTGGGTCTTTTGGGCGCGTCGGAAGGCATGACGATGTATTGAGACAGAAACGCCGCGTCACCTTCCAGGCTGTAGGCGTGGGATGCTCCCCCAAGCGCGAAACATGCCTTGTCCTCTTCCGGCAATAATGCCGCCGCCGGATTTTTCCGGAACTTCTTCAGGAAAGAACTGGAGACATAGGGGAGCGCGTGGTACTGTTCAGCCGGGATGTCCTTATAGACTCCCGGAGGTAACGATTCTATTTGTTCAGCCAGGTTTCCGTTCATAATTCAGCCCTCATGCGCCATCTGGTCTTTACCACCACAGCGCGTATCTTTGCAGTACATCCCCTTTTTCGATGCCACAGTTGCCTTTCCTCTTACCCTGGTCCGATATATAATCTCGTCCTCGTACATCTCTGATGAAGGTCTTTCTTTCCCGCAATAAGCACACTTGATAATGTCATCCATCTTTTATGCGGCCTCCTTTGCCGTTCCTTCTCTGTCAAACTCGTGGCCGCAGTTGGGGCAAACCACCATCCGTTCCAACCGGGCCTGTTCTTCTGTTTTCCTTTTGGCTTCAGCTTCCTGCCTCAACAGTTCCTCGGTTTCAGCCTTCAGCCTTGCCTCTTCCAGTTCACGCTTCTGGCGGTCAATCTCGGCCTGTTCAGCGGCAATACGGGCCTCTTCTGCTTCCCGCTTCGCCTTTAGTTCTGCCTCTTCTTTTTCCCGGATTTCGCGGAGGCGTTTTTCCTCGGCTTCACGTTCGGCTTTCAGCTTCGCCTCTTCCGCTTCCCGCGCTTCGCGTATCTTCCGATCCTCTTCCTCACGTCGAGCAGCTTCCTCTTTGCGGAGGCGTTCCAGTTCAGCCCTTTCAGCATCGAGCCTCGCCTGTTCTTCCGCGGCTTTCCGGTCGGCTTCTTCACGCTCGGCTTTAAGACGTGCGGCCTCAGCTTCCTGCTCTGCCTTGATTCTGGCGGCTTCCTCTTCTGCCGCCTGCTTATCGGCCAGTATCTGCTTCAGCTTGGCAACCGCTTCGACCTTAGCAAACTCGGCCTCTGCCTTGAATTCCTGATAGTTCTCATCGTCGATAATGAGCCCTTCCACGCCGGGGAGCACTTCAGCAAGCCTCGCGGCGGTCACATTGAGAGCCTTGAGCGGATATTCCTTGATTGTCTGAATCCGTGCCTTGATACTGTCAACACGCTCTTTCTCGATACGGTCCTTTTCAGCCTTTTCTGCTTCCTTACGGGCCTCTTCAGCCTTGATTGCTGCGTCAATCGGCTGTTCCAGTTTCAGGATTTCCTCGGTGATGCGCCGCGCTTCGGTGTCGATCTGCTTGCACCGCTCCAGGGCCGGAGCTTTGATCTCTTTACGCGTGGCCTCAAGGGTAGTCCGGAGGGTGACGAGTTCGCGCCGGTCCTTCTTGGCCGCATCCATGCCTTTGGTGGTGGATACTTCGTACACCACGCCCTGCATTCTGGTTCTCAGTTCCTGCAATCCTGCCTCTGTTGCGCTGTATTCCTGTATTGCACTCATGGATAATCTCCTTCCCTTTCTTCAATCTGTCGCTCCAGCTTCCATTCCTCACGCCGCGCCCGATCCTCTTCATCATCGGGATAGGCATAGTCGTTGTGATAACCTGGAGGTTCCATTCGATCATGCCTCAGCTGGCACTTGCGGAGCACCGCAAGGTTGCGTTGGTAATTAGTGCTCATATTCTTGACCCTCTACTATTTGGGCCTGTTCGTAGTATTTGCTGCGGATAAGATTCTCTGCAATCCGACGAGACATGAGCCCCGACAGTTCCCAATTCCCATTACTCAGATAGCGTAGACGGACAAGACGCGTCATGCCGCTATCCTTCCCGCCGCATCGTCCAGCGCGTGAGCAATGGCCCTGCCGAGGCATTTGGAACATACCTCGACCTCGGCGTAAGCCGTCCCATCCGGGCCGGCCCTGAGCGTGGCAAGGAGCGGAGCGCCACAGTTTTCACATTTTATGGGTAACTCTAACATTGCCTTCCTCCATCCCCTGTGATATAAGGGGGCATCGTGTCTGTTGAAATTGCCTCGCTCGCAACGAGGCTTTTCTTATTTAACGACCTTCCTTCTTCGCCAATCCCTTTCAACCATCCCCGTCAAATCCTTATCCAGCCGGGACATAACCTCTTCCCTCTGAGATTCGGATAACCCCATGGGCGCGGGAGTCGATTTTTCAGTTTTCATCTCGTGGTCAATGGCCCCCGGAATGGCTTGTATAAGGAGGATGAATAAAACCGCCGCCAGTAATGCTAAAATGATGTTTTTCATGTCGGTTCCTCAAAATTCAACTCTTTCCGCGCCGTGAAATGTGCTAGCACCCAATAAATCAGCGGAAACACCACCAGCGGCCCGGCCAGCATCCCGCCGAGATAGCACATCACATTGCCGTCAATGTCCTCATCTCGGATAAGGAGGATGAGAGCGGTCAGGATAAGACCGGCGTAAATCCAGGCGAGGGCAATCAAAAAATACATGGCGGCTCCAATCCTTGCAGGCTGTATTCACCGCCCCTGATCTGTTCAATCGGCGTGATTTTGCCTTGCATGTAGAGCTGGACGGCTTCCTGATCCGTTAGTACCCGCCCGTAGTCGAACTTCAACCCCCTTGCCTCAGCTTCCTTTTTTGCCAGTTCCAGACTGGATACAATCTGCTTCTCTTCTGGCTTTACCTTATGGTGGTTACCCATGTTGGCGGGAAGGTTGAAGCTGTTTCCAACCAACGCCCGTTGCCGCGCCTTGTATTCCTTGGCGCAGTCCCTCACCACCTTACCCTTTCGCATTACCGGCTTGCCGCAAGTGACGCGGCGCTGGAAATTGTCTTTACGCTCATCCTTTCGCTGCTTCAGTTCCCTTTTGCATACCGGGCAAATACGATCTTCCATGTTTCCCTCCTTCAGAATAAAGATAGATTTACTTCCGGCTTTTCCTTCGCCACACCCCGCACATGGCCCCTGACTACCGTACCCTGCAACCTCGTCACCCCGAGAGCGTCCAGGCGTTTCCGGGCCTCCTTGGGGTTCAGGAGTTGGTAGATGAACAGCCCACGGGATTCCTGGTGGCACGAGATAGAGAATCCGTTCAGCGGGTCACGGAGTTCTGCTACCGCATCCCGGGAGCCGCAAACGTGAGCAAGTTGCTGAATGTCTCTGGTGCTGTATTCTCGGCCATCGGATAACAGCGAAAGGACGCGTTGCAGACGGGGCGAGTTTTCAAGTTTGGCTGCGTTCATGGTTACCTCAAATCCTTGACGGCATATGGGCGTTGTTGTAGTAATACTCGCCCTTAATTTCCCTGTCGGGTATCATCTCTATCCCTGTCAATTTCAACTCCCTCTCCACACACGGCCCGCAATAGGTGTGCGAGTCCAGACCGGGGATAGGCGAGGGGGTATCGTCTTCACGGACCAGAACTTTACAAACGCAGCAAATGTGTTTCATTTCCCACCCCACGCCAGCATCCATCTACCCACACCATACGAAGGCCATCTCCTGATAAACCGCTTGTAACGCTTCTTCATCGGGCTACCCCCCTACTCTTTATCTACTCCAGATTCCAGCCAGGCCTCGATCTCAGTCCGGAGCCAACCAACGGCATGTAACCCCAATTTTCGACGCTTGGGAAAGAGACTAGCCTTTTCTAACCGCCAAATAGTAACAGGACTCAACCCCGTTTCCGCTCGCAATTCCTTGACTCTGATAACTTTAGACTCCATTTTTTCCTTCATTTTTTATTCCCTCCTCATCGTTTGGTTTGAACCATCGTTGCAAGGACTTCACAGACTGCCGCATGTTTCAGCTTCAAGTCGTCCAGTTCTTTTTCGAGCGCAGATTGTTTTTTGTGCGGCTGCTCATACCCCCTGTCATGGCAAAGCCAGTAAAGGGGAAGGTCTGACCCGCAAAAATCCATGGCGTCTTTCAGCCTTTCCCAGGGAAGATTCTTCTTGCCGTTCAGGATCTCCGACCAGTGCGAGGACGAGTAGCCGAGAGCACAGCCGACCTGATCCAGTTCATACCCTGCTGTCGTGATCATCAGTCGAACGGACGAGACCAGGGAAGGGCATGTTTCAATGATCTGCCAGGGAACTTCCTGTGCGGCCCTTATCGGCATCGGGAGGGGCATTTGCTTGACGACTTCCATGCTTTCTGTTCTCCGGCGAAGCGTGGCGAAACCGGTTCGCTGTACTTCGCTCTGGGTCTGAGGTATAAATTTTTACAAGTTCTTACCGGCTCGCTTGCGCAAGGCTTTTTCCCGGTTCTCCTTCGCCAGCCGCTTGATCTCCAGGGACCGGGACAGGGAAGGGGGGTTCAGGATTTGATTCAGCATCGACTTGATTTCGGCCAGTTCGGCCTTGAGTTCCGCGTCCATGTCAGGCCGCCTTTAGCCGATCCAGCTCGCGGATAGTAGATTGGCGAATAAAAGCGGACATGGACAGACCCTGAGATTTCGCCTTGGTCTGAAGTTCCTTTTTAAGGGAATGGGGGAATTTGACTTGGATGAGAATGTCTGTTTTCATAATGGTATCCTTTACTTTTGCCGCTGTTCATGCTAACAAACTTAAAACGTCATGATTGTTTATGTAATTTGTACATGGAGAGATTACAAATGTCAAGAAAAATATTCAAAACGAAAGATAATTTTGCAAAAATAATTCAACGGGCGAAAATGTGCCACGAAATTCAGACAGATACGAAATTTGCCGAATTTCTGGGAGTGACGAGACAGAACTTGTCCGAGTGGAAAAGAAACGGGAGTTTGAAATTAATTGAGGCGGTCAGGGAAAAATGTAACCCTGATAAAGTCGAGTGGATTTTAATCGGAGACAAGGAAGCGGCAGAGGATCACACCGATGAAGGCAGACGCGCCGCCGCTTTCTTTGATGGAATAGAGGATGAGGCTACGCGGCTGCGTCTGTACGCTGCTCTGCTTGATGCGTATAAGTCGCTTTCAGATTGAACCCGCGAACAATCTGTTCAATAGGCGCTTGCGGTTCCAGGATTAAAAAAATAGTGGTCAGGGTCACAGCAGGAGATTTGTTTTCGAGGATGGTGCTTTTGATCTTTCTCAGTTTCACCATTGCATCACAGTCACAGTTGGGGGCCGGGTCGTTTGATTGCATTTCCGTTCTCTCCTTTTTTGGTGGTGATAGCATCGTCATGTAATGGGACATACATACCTTTATTTTTTAGCGCGACAATAATTTTAATGTTTTCAAAATCTATTTAATGACGTTTAATCTTTTGCAATAAATATCCAACCATGTTGTGATAGCCTACAATCATATTGATATATTTTGACTTATCGGCAAAACGGCCTTAACAAGAGGGCATGGGCATTGATAGGATTGGTACTCGCATATATCAGGTACGGAAGCGTCTTCGGCTGAACCAGGCCGCATTCGGGAAACTGTTGGGATTAAGCGGAAACGCCATATCCAGTTATGAGACATCGGATGCTCTCCCCGTCCTCGCTACACTGGTCAAAATTGCCGAGACCGGCAACGTGACAATCGGGTGGTTAACTATGGGCGAAGAACAGGAGCCAAAATTAACAAGCGAAGAACTATTGTTGCTATCCATTTTTCGACAGGCTGAAAAAGACGACAAGGATAAGATTATCCAGGTCGCGGAAATCCTGTCAAAGAAGAATAATGCAGCGAAGTGACAGAATACGTCATTTTTCGAGGAAACCATGAAAAAAACACTTCTAATAGTTTTGCTCATCCTGGCCGGCTGCGCGTCGCAGAGTAATTACACCTGGTACCGGGACGGAGCCACAAAAGCCGACATCGAGCGGGACTTTTCGGCCTGTCGCTACGATATGACGAAATACGGTCATGTCGATTCGAACGGCCACGCCGGACGCGCCACTGTCGAGGAATACTACCGGAAAAACGAAGTCTGGCGCGAATGTCTGACATCGAAAGGGTATACCTATATCCCCCTCGATGAGGCAATGCAGCGCCGCGATCTGCGAGCACAGAACCAGCATGGAAAATGATCTCGCCCTCGCCACGGTTCAGTATTTGGTCGCGGTTTCGTTCCTGCAGTCGCGCTCCTGGGCATACGCGCCAGCCGTCGAGGTTGCCCGGCAGGCGGCGCGATATGATGAGCTGATCATCGGCAGTTCGCTGATCCATTGCGCCCTGTTTGGCCGGTCCAGAGATGAGGCCGCCCGCGCTCATTCGGTCCTCAGATACGTTCAAAAGTTCCGTGGTACTCAGGTTTATGCCGGCGGCCAGATGGTGCAGAACATTCACACGGTAACGAGGATACTGCAATGCTACCTCAATTCGTGCGCCTGCTCCGATCCTGCCGCATACTGCAGTTTTGTTTTTCAGGGTTACATTATCCCTTGCCGCCAGCTCGACCAGGGCTGGATCATTTTCGATAGCCGTATCCCGGCCACGCCTGCCGCTCAGGTTGAAGCCGCCGCCGTTCGCCGTGGCGTCAACTGGTGCCCAGTATTCCAGGTGCAGAATGTCCATCAGATTACATCCCACGAAAAATAGACACCTCCCACCTGAATACATCGGGCCGAAGTGGTGGTATGTCACCTATTACCCTGAAGGGAAGAAGGGCGGCCAGGTGACGGACAGTTTTTACGGCACCAGGGAGGAAGCACGATCCTATGACCTCGAACAGCGCCGCGCCTTCCGCAAAAACCCTATTGCTGCCTCAAGCCAATTCAATTCCCTGCTGCCCGATTTTGTGGCCTCATACCGCCTTGACCATTTGCCGCAAGGGGTAGAGCGCACCATGCGGTCCCTGGACATCCTGAGCCGGTTTTTTGGCAGGCACAACATAACCTCGATAACTCCAGGGATGGTAGAGGAATACAAACGCCTGCGCCTGGAAGAGGGTGTCAAACCGGTCACGGTCAATAAAGAACTGTGCGCCCTGTCCACGCTACTGAAATGGGCCGCTGAGAACGATTACTGTGAGCCGCCAGCCAGAGTAAAAAAGTTCCCCGGCAAGGTTACGAAATCCCCGGTTCCAGTTGTACCGCCTGGCAATGATTTCGAACGGATCATCGAGCACATGGACCCGCGCACCCGTGGTCTAGCCATGCTGATGTTTTACTGTGGGCTCCGGAGAAATGAAGCTCTACACCTTCAGGCTGAAGATGTATTGCTCGAGCGGCGCTTGCTGATCGTGAGAGGGAAGGGGAACAAGCAACGGATTGTCCCGCTTCAGCACCCGGAGTTGATCGAGGAACTGAAAAAGAAACTGGAGGAAGTTAAAAGCGGAGTGCTGTGGATATCGCCATACACCGGGGAATCATACAAGGACATTCGGGACGGCATGAAGGCCGCGGCAAAACGAGCAGGGGTTGGTGGTCGCGTTTACAATCACCTACTACGTCACGGATTCGGGACCACGGCCACGGAAAGCGGTATATCCCTGCGCAGCGTTCAAGAGCTTATGGGACACTCGACCAGCCAAGTCACGGAACTCTACACCCACATTGCCGCAGCGCACCTGACGAGAGAGATGAAAAAGTTTAAGCCCGTAACAAATAAAGACGATGATAAACCGGCTGAATAAGCGTGCTCGCCACCACCACGAAGGGGCTTAAAATCCCACCTGTGTTTCTTGATAGTTAATTATACTGATAACTTGCGACCCTGAAATACAGAAAAGTTCAATACAATTCAATACCATTATCTATTTGTGCCGAAGTGGCGAAATTGGTAGACGCACGAGACTCAAAATCTCGCGGGGGCAACCTCATGCCGGTTCGATTCCGGCCTTCGGTACCACAATTAACGCTGAATACCCATAAGCCCTTTATTCGTGCGGGTTTGTGGGCCTGAGCGCCGTATTTCGTTTCTGAGCCATTTTTCAGGGACGGGCAAGGGTAAGGTATACCCCTACTTTTCCTCTTTCCCCTTTTTCACCGGCAAATCCCCCTCCCACTGATAATTCACCGCACCGCCATCCTTTTTCAGGTCAACAGTGATGTGTTTCATCAACCAGGATATGAGGGCGCGGAGGTTCATTACTTTTCCTTTGTCCGTGGGTTCAGCGGTTCTCCACTGAGAGGCCGCTAAAAGGGGTTCGATTCGCGCCGTTACATAATACGGTTACTGGGCCGTTCACCTGTGCGCCTCAGTGCATTACCTGCGTTTTCACGCCCCACGGGTTAATGTTCTTTGCCCTTGCCTCGTCGGCCCACGGGTCGGGCGGCCCGTGATTTCAGCGCCGTACTTCGCCTATTTCCCCACCAACGCATCAATCGCCCCTGCCGCGCCACCTGTCAATGCCCCTGCCAGTGTTTGGGCCGGGATGGTGACGGAGGGGGTGACGGGAACATTCTTATTAGCATTGATGTTGATTGCCAGTGACGATGTTGGAGCTGCACCGACGGGGAGGTTGACGGTACAGTTGACGGTTGTACAACCGCACAAGCTAATTGCCAGTGCCAGCAGTATTATTGTTCGCATTTTGTGCTCCTTTAGTGCCGCCCACCATCAGCCCCAATAGCCCACCGATACAGATTTTCAAAATGTCGGCATTCCCTGTTGGCATGGGTATAAAAAGTAACAGGATGATGGTTACGGCGAGACAAACCGCATAGATATAGTTCATGGGTAATCCTTTGCGGGGCGGTTGCCCGCCCCTGTCGAGGATGATGTTCACTGCGCCGGAAGCACAGATGCCAGGTTGGTGTTGATCAGTTCTGCCCGGTCTGCCAGGGCTTGTACTTTCGCCGGGTCATCTGCGTTGGCTATTTCGGCCTTCAGTGCCGCCACTTCTGTTGCGATTTGCAGGGAGGTCGCTTCAATTTTGCCAATTGCTGCCGTAAGGTTGTCGAGTGCTGTGCTCATTTTCCGCATCTCCTGAGTGTTAAGGTTTATCGCGGCTGTGAGTGCCGCCAGTGCTGCATCAAGGTCGCGCGTTGTCCAAAATGTAAACCATGCCATATTAGAACCCAAAGCCGGATGAGGCATTGCCAGATGTTTGTTATAAATCGTCCTAGAAACCGAATATGAAACCGAAACCCCCAAACCCACTACCACCCCCCATTGAGGGCTGAAATTCATACGCGCCTATGTCTGGGAGTCCTCTTATCTTTTTGCCGAGAAAATCAGTTGTTAGACCAACATCCACCCCGGCATTTCTACACGGGGATGATGATTGGAGTCGGTAGTCGGTGGATGCTTTGAATAGCGGGTCTCCCGTTGTACTGTGCGAACCACCAGAATTTGCTATATTTGTTAACCCATTTGAATATCTATTGTAATCAATCTGTGTGTCCGTTTCGGTAAGGGAAGCGTTATCTACAATGTCTTTAGCCCCTGTGCGTGTGCTATAAAATATATTATTTTTGATAGTTTTCCGGGATATGTCAGTGGCATTGGTGTTAAATCTGACACCCCCAGTTTTGTAATCCACAATGGTACTATTCAAAATAGTAACTGTTGCCCCTGCGTACCCATCGGAAAACGCATATACGCCGCCATTCAACACACAATTTTTCAATATTGTGGTTGACCCTGCCAATTGAGGGTTGAATATGTCGCTCTCCTGGCCTTTATCAAATCTCGACCTCTCACCGTCAAAGGTTCCCTCTGTCCACATCATTATCTGCCCGGTATTGTAATTTACATCGCCCCATACCATATCTCGGCTGTATGCTGTTGATCCAGTTTTGAGATAAAGTAGATAGTTTGCGGTAGTGGAACTACTGAAAATCTTGAATTTTTTGAACAGTGCAACCACGGGAGTTGCCGATATTTTGAATAGATTATTACCTGTGTCGGCAGTGGCTTTTGACATGGATGTGGCGGTAACGCCCTGCCCCTCAACGACTAACATGCCGGTTGTACTATTCGCTGCCGCCGGATCGCGGAACGAAATCGTTGACGGACTGGCATTTACATAATTTTCAGCCCCCAAAATCAACCGTATACCTAAACCGAGTTGGCCCGACTCAAACGCCGTCTTCGGCGTAGTCCACGCTGTCGCAGGGGTCATGCCGTTTGTTCCGCTGCCAGTGCTCAGTACAAAATAAACGGGATGGATGATGGTCGGGAACTCTTCCGCGTAGTTTCCCTGTTCTGTCACCAGTGTTGTTGACTCTCCATTTTTTCCTGCCCCGGCTCCCGTATCCGAAAAGACAAGGTTATTGCCAAATTTGTATAAATTGGCATAGGAAACAGAATTGATTTGCATCCCGTACAACCCTACAACCGACCAGGATGCTCCTTCGTCGGCAGATGTCCATATATGTGCTTGCCTGTTTACGGTGCCGGATGCGCTATCAATTTCCTCCATCATGTAGAGATTTCCGGTATTCGACACAAGCCCTGTCCATCCGTAATGATCGTTCCATGCCTGGATATCGGTATTGGTACGGGTTGGGGTTGCCAGTGTTTTCGCCGCCCGGTAAAACCCGCTATTTGCCGTAGTCTGGCTGCTAGTGTCAGTGGCCCAATGCACGTAGTTCGTGGACACGAGCAAATCAACTGTACGGTAACTCTGACTTCCTGATAGAGAGGTAAATCCGCTGCGGCTGTTGTAAGACGCAATCGTAGTGTTATCGGCCCACGCCCCCACACCATCCCAATTTACGATCCCGGATTGAGCATCCGTATCACCAAAACAGACATATACATGCCCGGTTGCGGCATCGTAAACAACGGCGTGGATGTGCCTCGTGTAGTTTGTGCCGTTAGTATTCCATGTGGCGGCGGCGGTCCAAGTTATGCCGTCGGTGCTTGACATAAAACGAACCTTATCATTTGTACCGCCAGCTACCCGTGACCCATTTACGTTGTACTCTCCGATAAAATATGTAGTGACACCACCAATAGTTGCTGTGGTAAATCCGCGATGCAGGGCGTAAACATCAGCGATGTGCGCCCCCCCTTCATCTCCAATCGACAGTACAGGATTATTACTGTTCTGGAGAGTTGCGCCTCCATCGTTTGATAGGTAGAGGTCGTATAATGATGTAGCCGTGGTTTTTACTAAAATGAATATTTTCCCGGCAGTAGGGGTTGTCCAGACACATTGAATTGTTTTTCCCGCCCCAAAATCGTATTGACCGGCAGTGGTTACAGTTCCAATAGCATCTATTTTTTTGACAACGCTCCCGATGCCACCATACATATATGCGCTGTCTGCTGCGTAGGTCGCCTCATTTATGTATGGAGTTACGGGGTTTATATCAATTTTGACCACTCCCCATGCATGCCCACAGCACGCGACCAGCAGCATCATCAAAATCAGTATCAGTTTTTTTATCATCGCGTACCTCACGGAGTCTGAATATCAACAGTCACGGTTACCCTCAGATTACCCGGCGCAACTGCTGCCGGTGGAGTGGTGACGGTGTTCGACGGTGCACTCTCGCCCCAGGAATTATAGGCCGTCACATAGAACGAATGAGCGCCAGCCGGTACGGTAACGGTTGCCGTGGTTGCGGTGACGCTGGTTGATTTAGCACCATCAGCATAGACATTATACCCGGTTGCCTGAGATACTCCGTCCCATTCCAGTTTCACCGTTCCAGCGGTAGCCGACCCTGCTGCCAAAATCATGACGCTTGCCGCGAGTGCTGCGAGAAGTTTTACCATTTTGAAACCTCCATAAATTTATCCTCTGCCCTTCCCGGAGAGCGCCCACAGTACACCACCATGCGTCGCGGCGGGATAGGAGAGCGGGGGTTAAATATTTCCGCTCCACAACTGAATTTCTTTCTCCCTCCGGTTTGCCAGTCCCGCACAGCGTTTACCATTTACCCGGACCCACTTGCGGAGTTCGTAGGGCACAAGCAAGAAATTGCCGCTGTTGAGCCTCTTCAGCAGTGTTGACTTGCGAAATGCGCCACATCCGACGTTGAAGGCGAAAATCACCAGGGCGTCGAACTCAAACTGATCGAGCGGAAACGTCACGGCGTCATTTACCGTGCGTTCTACCGGCCCCACATCAGCCGTAAGCAGATTGATCGCCTCCTCATCGGTGATACCATCATCGAACTTGCCACCCACTATTTCCTCACGTGTCAAGAGATGCCCAACTCCGATTGTAGCCCTACCTCCCGCATCTTTGTAGACCTGACACCGGCACCCTTCCCATTCCTTAAGTAAGTCAAGTCCGTGTTGACTGATTTTCATTCCCCTACCTCCGGCAGATATGCGCGAGAATCATGAGGGCGAACAGGCCGCATGTCCTCGCCAGTCGGCCTATTGTCTTTCAGGCACGGACTATCCACGCCCAATGCCAGGCATTGCTGCAAATTGGTTGCGCTACACTCTCCGCTTGGGCTGTTTACACACTTTGGCATTCTTCTTACCTTTCGGATACATTTCTGGCGCCGGTCCATCCGGTGGTTCTTCATCGCGGATCATCGGTCTAGGGCAACGGTCCTGGGCGAATAGCCGAGGACATGCGCGAGGGTCAGCATGACAGATTCCCTGCCTGGCGCACGTTACCATGTCAGTTGTACTCGACTTGGAAAACTCCGGTTGCTCCAGAGGTAAACGGGGTAACCTTGATCTTTGATACCCCGATTATCCTGCCGAAATGCTCATTCGCGTTGATGTGGACATAGTTTGTTGCGTCGTCACCGTAAAACAGTTTCACGTCGATTTCGGGCGTGATGCAGAACCATTTCTGATCAGTGAACGTAATCGAAACGCCCGCATCGCTGGATATGGTGTGATTCCCCACTGCGTAAGGCGCTGGTCCCTGCATCGGCACCGTCTGCCCGTTTCTCGCGTGTCCGACCTGCATATCTCCCGCAAATGCCGCCAGCGGTAAAACCATGACCATAAGTGCTACCAGAATAAACCGTTTCATCTCTCGACCTCCTTATCTCGTAATGTAGCTGCCTGAAACCCACACCGTACCGGAAGCGGGAACAGACAGCGCCGTCGGTGTTCCCGTCAACCAGGTCCACAGCCGTAGCCGCGAAACTCCGGTATACCCAAGCGCTACCATGGTGCTATTCGTCGGAATAGTGATCCCTACAGGAACGGCCTGGAAAACAGTGTAGGTCTGTGCGTTGTCCACGGGGTAAGGCAGGCTGATGTCCATCTGCCCGGTGCCACTGTGAGCCGTCCAGGTGACCTCGATGTTGAAATCGACCCTGCTGCCGATTTTGGTGTAGGTGCCTACCTGCGAGGTATATGTTCCGGTCCCTGCTGATGTTTCCCCGGTAATAACCGGTGTCCAGCTACCCGGCACGCCTATCGCACCACCAGCCTGCATGTTGTTCGCGCCATTGTCGGTGATGCCAGACACTATCTGCATCCCTGAAATCAGGTTGTATCGGGCATGGCTGCCATAGAGGAAATCTCCGGCTGTATTCGCCTCGGAATCGCCGCCCAGGAAAGTGTTGTAGCCGTTCAGGTCAACCGGAGGCGAGATATTGATGCCCCTGCCAGTGTTGCTCTCTGCCAGGATGCCGGTAAAGGCGTTGAAACCCGCCCGCTCGATCCTGAGACCATCTTCGCCATTCTGCAGCACCTGCAGCCTTGTCGCGGTTCCCGCATTGGCGTTATACGATCCGTCATGGATGTACACGCCGCGCCGGGTGCAGGCCGAAGCCTTCACATCCAGCAGGCCCCACGAATTTGCGTTGGTTCCCGCGTCGGTCCCGATCCTGATCCCGTCCCTGCCGCAAGTATTCGCCCACACACGGTCAAGGGATATGTTGTTACTGGTCACCGTGATACAGTCGGATCCTCCGGCATTGCCTATCACCTGGAGGTCAACGGCGCGTGAGTTTGTGCCAGCCATCGCCAGAATTGATGTGGACAACGAAGGGCCATAAATGGCGCTGGAGTTGATCCCCTGGCCCTTCAGAGTGACTGAGGAAGGGACGCTGATCTGACTGTTTACCCGGTATGTCGCAGTCCCGAAAGTGACCACACCTTTCAGGGTTGTTACTGCAGATATGGCGCTGTTGATCGCCGCCGCGTCATCGGTCGAGCCATTACCCACGGCCCCAAACCATTCCGGTTTTGCCTCTTTCATTCCGGTGACGGTGTAACTGCCCCGGTTGATGTACGCCCCGGGCTCAAAATGGAGAGTAACGCCCGTCAGGTTGATATTCCCGGTCAGGGTGACCGGAGTTGTCACATGGATGGTTTTACCTGTCGCGTCGCTGGACGCAATCGCCGCGACAAGGCTCGTCTTCGCCACCATCTGCCCGTTACTTGATTGAACTAATACCTGACTATGGGCCGACAAAGAAAACGCCGTCAGAATGGCAATCAGGAGCAGGTTAAAATATCGTCGCATCGTTATCCTCCGATTTTGTACCAATTTGTGCCGCTCAACAGGAGCCGGACATATTCAAACTGGGTGTCAAGCGAGATGGAAGCGCCACCGCATACCGTTTGCCCGCCGACAGACGGCTGAATGATTACCCGGTTTGCGCTGGCATCCGATTTGATGATCACTACCTCGCCGCTTACCGGGAGGGACGTGGTAACATCCCCGCCGCTCGTATCCACCAGGGTTGATGTCAGGGTAGGAGAGCCACCGTTCTGATTTACGATCATGTTGGGCGTGTTGAACTGCCCGACGCTGAAGCTGCCACCGTTCGCCATGAACGTTGACCACGAGAGAGCGCTGCCGCCCTCCGGCAAATACGCCATGAAATCGTCCCAAGTATCCAGGTCCACGTGGCAGAGGTAATACAGGACCTTTCCCGCCGCCCTGGTCGTCGGCCAGAGAGCAATGGTGAATACGCCCGTCGAGTCCGTATAGGCCGATACCGGGCCGCTGGCGATACACTCACCGGTTGTCAGATCAAAAGCGTCATGCGGTGCGCCCTGTTGATCCACCATCGTGAACGAGACCTTGACGTTTGCCGCCGGCGTGCCGTCAGGGTGGAAAAGTGGCGCTCCGCTATTGGTTACTGTCCGAGATACCATTTTTACCTCACAGAGTGAAACTGACGGGCGATAACTGACTCATGTCCTGATATGCCTGCCCGTACTTGTTGAATGACTGCAGAATGATGTAGACCGTCTGCCCGACGCGGCTTGCCAAGTACGGATACTTGAACACCCTGCTATCGAGCCGGGCGAAATAGCTCCCGATGCCATGCGACGCGATAGCCGTACCGTAGGCACCGCGCCGGAGATAGGTCAGGTCGTACTGATTCACATCGGTCAAGGTCGCGGTCTCGTAGCTGATCAGCTCGCCGTCAACGTAGCAGAGCGAGTTAAGGTTGTCCGCGTCGGTTTGGGAATAGGTCTGGAGATCGCCATTGCTCTCCGTCAGGTCCACAGAAAGGGTATTGGTCGTATCAGGGTCGGCATGGGAGGCGAGCGAGGCTATCAAAACGCCCTGTTTTGCCGAGCCGAACACGGTGCCGACATTGGAGTAGTTCACCTGATCCTGTGACACCCAGATCGCACAACCGCCCCAATCAGCGCCACCAGATACCACCATCCACACTTCAGGGTTCGAGCCTGAGCGCAGACCGGTCGGAGGCTTGAAGATTATCGGGGTGTTGACATCGCCGGGATCGACGAGCCAATCTGTGTTCGTTCCCCCGGCGCCGGTCCCGTAAAGTGCCGGCGCATAAACTCCGAGCGGACACTCCTCAGCAGTAATCGACAATAAACCGGTCTCATCCTCCTCGATGCTCTTGATCCTGACCGGGACATGATCCAGCCCCATGGCCAAGTCCGTGATCGTCACGAGGTCCATCGGCTCCAGCAGGCAGTAATTCCAGCCCAGTTTGAATTCGTAGGTGTTGCGAATGTAGAGAGTCCGCTGGAGGACGAGCTGCGCTATTGTCTGTGCCACGGTGATGTCGCAAACGAAGTGCATCTGAATCGGGTCTTGCGTCCTGAGACCTTTGTTCTCGATGTCGGCCTGGTCTTTTGCCTCCGCTATCGCGTAATTGTAATCAGCGGCGCGGTTTGCGTACTCGATCTGAATATGGTTGAAGGCGTCAGCCGTTGCCGAGCGGGTGCAGAGTATCGGGTCGTCAACCTGCCCACCGAACGAAACCCCACCGCCGCCTTGTGGCGTTGCTCCGGCGCCGGTCGATAGAGAGGAATTCACCACCACAAAATCATCATCCGTCAGGTCGAAAACTGGCGTCAGGTTCGGGACGAAATAAACACCGTGTCCTAATGCCGCGCCATCGGCGTAGGGGATGAGGATCAGCTTTCCCTGACTCCATACGAATTCCGAGTTAGTAGCCTTGGCGATTTCGGCGAGCATGTCTTTTGCCGCCGTCTGCGACGTGTAGGCCGGAGAGATCAACAGCCCCATGGCTACACAATAGTTTGAGTAATAGGTCAGATCGCCGACGCTTGAGGCCGGAAGTATCCCCGGAAAGGTGGAAAGCCCGCCACAGAGGATATCCCGCACGATCACAGCGGGATTCTCGTCAAGGCAACCTGCTACTGAGGAATGATATTCGGTCTCCAGGTAATGAAAATCGCCGGTCAGGACGCCAGCCGGATAACCGCCAGTGATGGTGATGTCTGCCGTAATCCAGCCGATTGTCAGGGTGCCATAAAGGGTGATGACGATGGCAGTCGGTGTTACCGTTGACGTCCAGTTGCTCTGGGGAACACCATTTATGTAGACATTGTCAACGCTGATCGCGTTGCTGATGTTCGCGGTATAAAACCGGGTGTGGCCATTACAGATGCCTATCTGTACGCCCGCCTGCTGCTGCTGTGTTTGCTGGTTGAAGGTGATCACGGCATTCGTCGGCCCGATTTGCGCGGTGTAGCCTGTGACCAGCCCGCCGTTGACGTAGATTGCGTCGATGCTCTGAATGCGCCGCAGGGGTATCACATAAACGTAGAACTTGCCCTTGGCGAAGCCGAAATTGAAGCCAGATATAGTTTTTACTACGTCAGCGGCTGTCATCCCGAGGCCGGAAACCTCGAAGGTGAAGTTCGGTATTGCAGCGTTATCGCCCATGTCCACTTGCGGACCCGACACATAGGCCAGGCCGGAGTAATTGAGTGCCTGGTCGGGGTGATAGGCAGTAGCCCATCCCCATGCAGCCTGATCCCGTGCACCCAAGAACGCAGAGAGACCTTTCTCGTCAATGTATTGGTGTGCGGTCTTGCCTACCCAGAACCTACCGATACCGGCAATAGGACCCTCGCACAGCGCCAGGATAAACGCCGCATAGTATTCATATCCTGTGACTTGTTGTCCGCTGCTGCCGCCGAAACCCACTATTTGCCCCCGGAGCTTTCGCTCAGTTTTGGCAACCCAAAGAAATCCGCTGTCCAGATCACGTTACAGCTCACCCGGGTCGTACCATAGACAATCGGTCGCACCGCGCCATAGGCAGAAGTCTGTATCCGCACGCTCTTTATCGCGGTCGGCTGCTTTGATTGAGTGCCGCCCTTGCCCATTCCCATTATTCGCCACCCCACACGCTGTACACGCCCGTCAGCCGCTTGATGAGTTCCTGCTCCGCGCCGTTATCCTCCATCACGCAGCAGCCGGTGAAGGCGTGGATGATGATCGGCCATTCCTTGACAAAGGCGAGATGACACGCCAGCCGCCCGTACCGGTAGACCACGATATCGCCAGGGAGCGGTTCCCGTCCTTTGACCTCATGACAGACTTGCTGCAGGATGCCGAGCAGGATTTCTTCATTCCGGTGTAGGTTGAAGCCTTCCAGAACGACCGGCAGCTGCTGTCCCGTGATAAGCCCACAGTTGACGAGCACCTGGTGGACGAAACGCCCGCAGTCCACACCCACGCCCTTGATGCAGGCGTTCAGGTGAAAGGGAGTTTTCAGCCAGCTTTCAGCCTCCGCAATCACCGCCTGTCTCTGTGTTTGCTCTTGCTCGGTCATATCAGTAGGCCGTTTCTGCTGGAGGAATGAACGGCTCCCCGCTGAAATGAGTCAGGTTGCTGAATTTCGCGTTACAGGTCACCATTGTTTTGTCGCATCCCGCGTAAACGTGGAACGTGTCACCTACTGCCGGAGGGTAAGGGAACGGTAGGGAGAAGGTGAGCACTCCCGGAGCGTAGCTTTTGACCGTCCTGGAAATGCCGCTATTCATCCCACTGGTGAAAACTACCGTCCCGAGATCGAACCAGCCCGCCGTCTGGTAGGTAAAATCGCCGGAGATGATCAGCCCATCGGCTGGAGGCGTCGGGAACAAAATCAATGCTTCCGTGCCTTTGTATTCAGCCGTCCAGGTGGTCTGAGGTATCCCGTTGATGTAGATCGCCGTGCAGACCGTGACAAGGCGCGGGAACATGGCAACGAACTGTGATTTTTCGCCGTCTGCCAGGCCGAAGGTGTACATCGAGTAGGTCCCTGTGGTGCCGCCCGCTTGTGTCAGCCCGCAGTTGATAAGGCTCTGGGTGCTCCCTGCCAGTACGCTCGATGCTACCTGGTAGGTCGCTTTATTCACTCCGCAGCCAGAGTCATACAAGGCGTGTCGACAGGTTGTTTGGTAAATGTTGAGCGGTAATTTTAAGTTGAGCTTGAACAGGTCGGACTTAATAGAAATCGGAATCTGTGTCCTGCCGCCCTGTTGAATATCGGAGATGAAGCCGCCAAAACGGTAAATTTTCGATATGTAGTCTGCCCAGGTCGGAGCGAAAAACGCCCGCTCAACGAGGAATGTCGCATTATCCAGAATCCCCTTGTATGCCGCGCCTGCCCAGGTATCCCCGCCGATCATGTCGGATGCGTCAGGGTAGACGGTAATCTGCATATCATCGACCTCAACGCCGACGCTCTGCTTGATCGAACTCCGCACGATCAGAGGCGAAGACAGAAAAGTATTCCCGCCGACAGTCAGCGGCTGGTCCAGGCTGGTATACCTGAGCACCAACCCATTCATGGTGGTGATGGTGTACAGATCGGCCATCAGGTATTGGTCAGCCGAGGCAAACAGCGCTATGAGTAGAGGGTCGTTGATCATGTCGTCATTTCACGCTGATAAACTGCAGCTTCTGCAGATCCCAGAGGTTGTGCATAAACTGGTTGAATTCGGCCATGTCGTCCATAAACCGGCAGCGGAAGTAATAGGAGAAGTCGGCGCGTACTACCACCCCGCTACCGGGAGCCGTGTCAAATGTGATCAAACCGGTATCGCTCATTGTCCAGCCGGAAGTCTGCCGCACGTTATCGAGATAGATGGTTGGCGTGCCGCTGATGTCCTTGAATGGTTCGGTGAAACCACCCAAAGTGCGGACCAGTTGAAATGTCCTGAGTGTTCCGGTGCCAGTCCCGATCAGCTGATGTTGCACTGAACAGTCGTCCGGATCCCGGTACAGGAACGTGTCGAAGGATCCCCGGCGCGACAGGAAGAAACCCATGAGGTTTTGCAGTTCCTGATATGCCGCATCTGCCCGGAGGATTTCAAATTGCAGATCGAACTCCCATCGCGGATAGGACCAGAAAGACGCCCGCTTTTCCGTGCCGCTTGCCGATACCTGAACGGAGGTGGAGAAAATCGGCTTTTTCACCCGGTCCCAGGACAGTCCGGCGAATGTCGGGAATATGGTTCTCGTATCCGGAACATACGGTGTGCCACCACCGCCACCGCCCTGACCGCCACCGCCGCCAGGTTGAACGACCACGATCCGCTCATACGCCCCGATATCGTAAGCCGCACCCTGTGGCCTCGCGGTGCCGATGATATCCGTCAGCACTTCAGCCAGCGTTGCGCCTACATTCAGCGCCGGGCTTGCCGCCTGTAGGGTGAAATCGTGGTTCGATATGTCGGAAAATAGGGGATCTGTCCCACTTATCGAATGGTCGTCGAACGCAGTAGCCGCTTGCCATGCCGCCAGGGTGTATGCGGTAGAAGTGCGCTGCATCCAGATGATGTTACTGCCGCCCGGGTTGTAATAGAGGTTGTAATCGCACTCGAAATTAGTCAGCCCGCCCGAAGGGTCGTTGATCCATAACTGGTAGCCGGTACAATTACTGATGATGTTGTTTTTTACCTTGTTGTTGTGCGAGTAGTACCCGCCGCTGGCGGTCAGCGAGATGCCGCCATAGTAGCCAAGGGGAGCGGTGTTTTCGTCAACGGTGTTGTTATAGACCTTCCAACCGCAGGTGCAGATAAGCTCGATACCAGCCCTGCCGGAATGGTGGACCACATTATTGAAGATCAGACTATTGGTATCGACTCCGCGCAGATCGCCGTCAGGGGTGTTCGTGTAGCTGATCGCCTCGATGCCGGTACCTTTGCCGGTCCCGCTCCAGGACAGGACCCTGTTGTTGTAGCAGGTGCCGTTGAACCACTGTTCGAACTGGATACCGTTATCGTCGTAATCCCAAATGAGGTTGTTGTAGCACTCGTTGTAATCTTCCCTGGCGCCGGCGCCGTCGAAATTGATCCCGCGACCACATCCGTAAACGGTGTTGTTCCTGGCGATGCTGTACTTGATGTAGTTCATCAGCCAAGCGCCACGGGTCGTATAATCGTGGATAATGTTCGTATCGATCAGGGTATGGTCACATGAACCGTATCCCGCAAAGATACCCGTCGCCCACTGGCTAATTCCGTTCAATTCCGAATTGATAACCTGACAATGACTGCCGTAAAACCTGACTGCTCCCTCGATGTAGCAGTTATCGAGAACAAAATAATCGTTGCCGCCATTGGGGTAGTTGTTCGACCCAAGCCAGATATCGCCGGTAGGCTCATTATCCGCAGTGCCGGTCTTGTCAAAGTCGATGGAATACGTTTTGCCGTCGGAATAGGTCGTGTAGCTGGCGAGCAGCCGCATATTCCGGAAAATATAACCGTGCTGCCTGCCACCAGTGCGGATAGTGCGCCGGTTGCCCGAGGTAACAGTGACTACTTCAGTGCCGTATGCCTGCACCGTGATCGGAGACAACTGGCTGCCTGTGGTCTTGATTATCAGGTGTTCCGAGTACGTCCCACCACGGATGTATACCGTATCTCCGGCAGCAACAGTATTGAGAGCCTTCTGGATAGTTAGGAACGGTGCACCAATGGTCCCGGCTGCGTTGTCGTTCCCTGTAGTGGCTACATAGTAGGTGCTCATACCGGATTCACCTGTGGGTTAAAGTTCCGGGCCTGAACAGCGAGCGTTGATGCTATCGCCTTCCCGTTGTTCATAAAGAACTGCTTGACCGACTTTGTGTCAATGGCGTTCACGTTGAAGTTGACATGCTGGACGGCGCCACCCCTGGCGCCCTGTTTCCCTCCGGCCATGTTGCGGATCACGTCGGCATACTGAGCAGGGAGAACCATCTCTCTAGCGTGGAGCTGCGTTACCGGATTGACCCCAGCCGGGATGTCGTAACCCTTCGCTGCAGACGCCTGAATTGCATACCCTTGCCCCATGCCCTCCATCATTGCCGCCGCAGCCGCAGCCAGCGCCGGGCCTGCGTAGGGGATGGAAGCAACCGCTGCAGCCGCAGCCATGGCGGCAACCGCTGTGTAAGATTCAACCGCCGCCACGTTCGCCGAGGATCTGATAGCCTGCGACTCGACGTCTGCCGCTGTCTGGGATGCAACCCGAGTCTGGTCCTGTGCCTGACTGCAGAGGGTCATCATGATTTGCTGCTTTATCCACTCCATCCCCATTTGCAGGGCCATATCCACGAAAGAATCAAGGATACCCGCGGCCATCTGCTGCATGGCCTTCTTGAACGTCAGCGTGCCGTTGATCATCCCCTTGATCGCGCCGGAGAACACCTGAGAGATGGACTGAAAAACCTTCTGCCAGGACTTGATCGAATCCTGGGACGCCTGGAGGTCGAGCTTGTGGACATTGGCAACGTGCTTCTTCTGTAGCTTCTCGATTTCGAGCAATGCCTTCTGATGCTCAATGGTCCCTTGACGCAACAGCTTGACCTTGTTCTGGAGGGACTGCAGGTCGATCTGGTATTCCTGCTCGACCAGTTTGCGCTCCCGGGCCAGATATTCCTGCTCGCTGATTGCCTCGATATTGCGGAGATAGTCGAGGTCGTCCCGCTTCATCTGAACGGTGATCATGTTGAGTTCGCGCTGGTGGTCAAGGATGTTTTCCTGCCGCTTTTTAACGTCCTCGTCGTGCTCGCGTTCGGCCTTCTCGATCTCCCGCAGCATGGATTTGTATTCTTTCGACTGCTCGCCGTATGCGGCCTTGATGCGCTGCGCTTCCTGCTTGACGATGTTGATCCGGTCGATGGACCCGGCAAGGGCCGCGTCATACTTGGTCTTCAGGACGACTATCTCGGCCTGCAACGACTCGTGAGCCAGCTGCTTTTCGAGCTGGTAGACCTTATGGTTGATTGCAATCCGTTCTTTCTGCGACAGGTCGGCAACCTTCAACTTTTCCTGCCAGTAAATAAGCTCTTCGTTTTTCGAATCCTTAAAGAACTCCCGCTCTTTCTCCAGCATGATCTCAAGGGATTCGGTCCATTCGGGAACGCGGGAGGGTGTCTCTTTCTCCTTTTTACCCTTGCTCTTGTCAACCTTCGCGTCATCGTCATACTGGGCGCCACCGCCACCGCCGAGGGAAGAAGCCTTGCTCCCTTTCAGCCCGAGGATTTTGGCCGCGCTGTCAACGGTGTCCACGGCTACCTTCTTCATCCTGGTAGAGTAATCCTGAGCAGCATTGCCCATATTGCGCCAGCCCTGCGCTCCTTCGTGCATCACTCCGGCGAAATCACCCTGCAGCGCCTTTTTCACGATACTGGCGCTCGTTGTAGCCGCGTCGGCCATCATCCTGAATGCTGTACTGATGTGGATATAGGCAATCTCAGCCGTTGCAGCGCAGTCCAGAAAAACAATGGAGAGCGTCTGAATTGCAACCTTGAAGACGTGGACCAGCTCTGGCCCCTGTGAGCCAAGCCACGCACCCAGTTGTGTCAGGATAGGAATTACCGCGCTTCCGATCATGATGTTGAGCGAGCGGAATACCTCTTTCACGTCCACCATTGCCAGCCGGTAGGCTTTGTACTGCGCTACGCCTTCAGGACCGACGACCAGGTGAAGTTCTTCGGCGCGTCGTTTCGCTTCGGCCATCACTTCAGCGTTCAGTTGGATGAATTTCGCGTTGTCCAGCGCCGCCCGGCCATAAACCGCCATCATGGCAACGTCCCGGTCTTTACCTTCCTTGTAGCCCAGGAGCACCTTGTTGGCGTTCAGCATGATCTCGATCATGTCCAGGGTTTTACCGTTGGCGTCCTTGGTGGCAATGCCCATCTGGTTCAGCCCGGCCTCGTTGCTCTTGAGATTCCGCACCAGCCCCTTGAGCGAGCCGGAAATCTGTTCCTGTGACACGCCGAGCCGCTCAGAGGCTACCACCAGGACTGACGCCCTTTCAGTGGTGACGCCCAACTGCCGGGAGAGTTTTATTGCCTCGCCGGTCCATTCCATCGTCTGAGATACCGCATGTTTGAACGCGGACCCTCCGGCAAGAACGGCAGTAATGGCAATGAACGCGCCCTGGACCTTGCCGATCGCGCCAGTGACGGACCCCATAGCGGTATTGACTCCGGCGAACCCGCTCTTAACTTCGGCCTGCACCTTCGTCATACTGGCGGCAACCTGCATCTGCATCCGCTGGAATGATTCGGTGATCTGGTTTGCTGTGGCGCGTGAAACCATAACGGCTTCATCACAGCCCGCCTGCATGGCACCTGTTGTCGCGCCGAATTGTACCTGTACCAGTTTGTCAGCCATTGGTTTCCTTGGGTAGGTCGATCCTGCCGCCTGCCGCCATGAAGTCCGCTATGAAATCGTTCAGGCCCTTCTTTTCCTGCTGTTCAGGTTCTTCCTGCTTGACTCCGAAATATGCCGCCAGTCGGTATACCTGAATGTGGACCGGTGGAAATACCTTCCAGTGCTCATTCATTGCTTTTAGCCGGGGTAACGTCATGTTGTCCCTGATGTATTCCCAGGTCCAACCTGTAGCCGCTATCAGGAAGGAGTAGAGCTCACCCCAATCGACGCCCCCGGCTGCCCTTCCCCCTCCGGCACCTCTTCGAGACCGGACCCGCTTACCACAGCAGTGAACGCCGTCGCTATTTCCTGAATGGTGAATTCTTTTTCCCGGTTGAATTCCGGGTCATACGTCTGGATTGCCGCCTTGACGATCTGCAACTGTTTTCTGAGCAGGTCGAGCGGGATACCTGCCGCCCCGCCGTCCGTCGTGATCTGGTTTGACTCCGCGCCGATTTCCTTCAATAACTGCTCGAACTCTTCCAGTTGCCCGAAGTTCAGCGGCTTGGCAAAGGTGTGTGTGTCGGAAAATTCGATCTTTATTGCTCTCACAAAAGCCCCTTTCTTTTGCCCCCGAGAAGGTACGTTGCGCCAGGCCGCCAGGGGAAACGGCTTTTCGACTGCGCGAGTCTAGGCGCAAGCTGTTGGGTTGCTACTCGTCAAATGACAGTGTTCCTATAACCCCGGACGCATCCGCGAAGCAGGAGAAGTCGAATTCAGGAATCACGAAATCTTCCAGCTTGGTAGCAAAGGTCAGTTTGTTCGATGTACACTGGTTCAGCACGAAGTGACACGCCTTGCTGTTGTAGATACTGGTGAACGACGCCTGAAAAAACGGGGTGGTGCCGAGGATCTGATTATTGATCACCAGCTTTTTCCCGGTAGCTGCTACGGTGTAGGTGTAATTCAACTTCACGCCCAGGCCCGCGTCCGCAGCTGCGAAGGTGTAGACGCCTGCAGATACCGAATACTGCCCGGTAGTGGGGTTCGATGCCACCTTGGTCAACGGGAGGCCGGTCAGGGTGAAGGTCACGCCCAGGTCGGCCAGGAAGGTTGCGCTATTGGAAACGGTGACGGTGTACGGCCCGGAAGGGGAAGGGATGGTCCCGGCTTCTTCCACCACAACCGCAGTCTCGCCGACTGCCAATGTTTGACCGAAGAAAATCTGATTGAACATCAGGCTATTAATGTTCGCCTGCTTGGCCTTACATGAGATTTTCCCGGTGCCGCGTGCAATGGCGAGCGGGAACTGGTACTGGCCGTGCAGTTCCTTGATGTTGAAGGTAAAGTCAAGCGAGACTTCCTGGAGACCGCCGAAACGCGCAGGGGTGCTGTTTGCTGCCGTGGGTACTCCATAGAGCACACCAGAACCAAATGAATACATGGGATACCTCCTGACCGGTCATCACGACGGTCAACTCGTTGTTATTTTTCTTCTGCGTCCTTGATTTTCTGTATCAAATCGTCACGCGCCTGGAGTGCCAGATTGTAGAATTCAGTGTTTAAGCCTTTGTCACAAAACTGCTCGTTAAACCATTGATAAATCAACTCTTCCATAGCATCCTCACGTTGTCAGAATTTTAATCGGGATGATCGCAACCGTCTGGTCTCCGAGCACGCCCTCGTCCGTTTCGATCCGTCCCTCGATCCAGACATGCGACACGCCTGCAATGCCGAGCGTTTGGGCGTCCTGGCCGGGCAACGGCCTGAGCATGTTCTCAACCGCGTCGATCAGCGGGTTGATGATCGAGGAGGGAGACACGCTTGCATCATTGCTGAAGGCGTACAGGTAGAGTTCCGCGTCAAGGTCGTACTTCGCCCGTAAGCCTCGCGTCTGCTGGATCGTTTCGCCCTTCTGGATCTGGAACAGTGCCGGTTGCTCGTTGCCGGGAACGTCGGACCAGTGCTTGAGCTTCCTGGATACCGTGTTGAATCCCTGAATGGTCGAGAAGGCCGCAAACAGGCCGCTGTAGATTGTTTCCCTGGACACGTTCATGCCAGTATCCTTTCGATCACTGCCTCATACTCTCTGATGATGGTCGGCTCGAACTCTGCCAGGGCAGTACGCAGAAACGAACGCGCAGGCATGTTCATGTGCATGGAGTGGGCGCGGACAGTAATCTTGCGCGGGTTTTTGACAGTCTTCCCGAAGGCCGTTTTCATCATCCGCATGTGTTCCTTGACCGTCACCTGCCCCTGAAATCCATACTCGTGGATATGGGCATACTCTTTATTGGTGCCGACAATGGCGGTGAATTCGCCACCTGACTCCGAGACCTTATAGTTGATCGACCGGCGAAGGGTGCCGGTCCTGTTTCTCAGCACCTGGCCGGAAAGTTTGTTCTTCTGGACGTAGGCCGAGAGTTTGATCGCCAGCATCTCGGTCGTCTTCTGAATCTCCGGTATCGCCCTGGCCGGTATCTGCTGAATGTCGGCAATGAGCGCCTCTTGCCCGAGGATGGTAGCCGTAATCATACCGGCACCACCTTCTGATATTGCCTGAGCAGACTCTTGAACTCGTCCGTCAGGTCGGAAGTAATAAAGGTCACGTTCTCGCCGCCGATAACCTTCGAGGATATCCCGATGCGGTCCCGTTCTTTGTATTTACGTGCAACCAGGTCAACGGTGACCTGTGCTATATCAAGCGGGATGGAAGTATACCCCGCAGTGTAGGCAAGTTTGACGTTGTTCATGCCAAGGTGAAACCGGTAGCCTATGAGCTTAACCGCAGTCGGGTTGTAGACATACCCGGCAGCGCCAGGAGTAATAGAAACAGGTATCTCCTGACCATCCACCACCACCTGAGAAACGGCGGTGACCGGGTAGGCCGCGAACACCATTGCATGACCTCCTGACCCGTCCCGATATTCGGTGTAGGATGCCGACTTAAACACCCGGTTCAGGTGGCTCTGAATAAACGTGCTGGCCGCTGTGATCAGCCGAGTCAACAGGATTACCGTTGCATCGGTGTTGTCGATCACAGCAGGCGTGCCGGTCGTCTTGAGGGTGATCCCCAGGAAACCGGCCACGTCCTGCAAAGTTGTCAGGTCAAGGGCGTCTGCCATTAGAGTTTAGCCTTCTTTTCCTTCGCTTCTGCTTCAGCCTTCTTTTCCTTCGGTTCTTCTTTATAAAGTTCGAAACCGTGAGTCTTGGCGTCTTCCACGCCATCTTCAGGCACTTCGACCAGGCCGTTTTCGTCGGTCGCGTAAAATTCGCCATCGAACCCAAGCCCGCCTGATCCTGTTGGAGATTTCATCAGCACCATGGTTTACCCCTTCTGCTGTGTATTTCCCTTTTTCAAAAAAGACGGGCAGGGTAAGGAGAGAGAACCCCTGCCCGTCATCCCACTAGGCCGCAATGGAGGAAGCGACTTAGTGACCCGGAGCGATATTCCTGATGATGCCGAAGGCGGGCGGGAAGTAGTTTTTGAGTACGCCATCGAAGTACACGCCATACTCGTACTTGCGGGTCTTGATCGGCCATTCGATCTGATAGTAGTCTCTGCGCAGGTGCTTCAGAACGATAGAGCCGACGTCATTCAACGGATACGGAATGCTGTTGGACCAGAACATGATTGTCCCGGAGGGCATATTCGGGTGGACGGTAACCTTTACGTGCTTGTTGGTGATCACGTTCAGGATGCTGCCCACGACCACCCCGGCCTCGATGGTTCCGAGGTTGTTGGCGTCCATGGTGAACCGGTACAGCGGAGCGCCGCCGTTGGCTATGATGATGGTGTTCATGTCGATCAGCTGCTGCGCGTTGACAAAAATCTCGTCAGGAGACAGCCGGTAGTTGTTCCAGAAACTCGCAAACGCGGTATCAATTTCAGCAATCCCGCCCGCGCCGTTTGAGGTCAACTTGGTCCCGGTTCCAGGAGTCCCGGTTGCGAGGTCGGCGAAATACGCGCCGGAACCGGTCTTCATGATCTGGCTGAGCATCCCGTCATAGACATAGGCATTCTTGCTGTTGTCGCTGGCGGTGATCGCACTGAACGGCTGCGCAGTGCTATCGGCTGCTGCGCTGAATACCGCACTGTTGATGGTGGTGACGGCAGTCAGGTAGAGAGAAGCCGCAGCGTTGGCCGCACCAAAGAACCAGGCGTAGGCAACGGCACCGACTACCGGCGCGACTGTAGCCGCGATTTTGTGCGTTGCGTTGCCATCGCTGGCAGTGGTTGCGGTCCCGATTGCAGAAGGTCTGCCCACGCCGCCGCCGAATGCTATCGCCTGGCCATCGGCCCCGGTGATGGAATACTGTGAGGTCAGGAAGTTGCCGCCGGTGGTGTAGTTGGCGAAGGAAATCGCCTGGCCGACCTGGCCGTTATTGACAGCGGCAATCTGCTGATAGCCAGCCAGGGACAGTGCCACGCAGCCGACATAGTAAGGAGTCGCAGCCGCAAGTGTGCCGCCAGTTGTCACGTCGGAAACGGTCGGAGTAGGGGTAGCGCTGCCACCGTTGATGCCAAGGGTGCCGTTGCCGCCCAGGTCAAGGAATTCCTCCTGGATCATGGTGGCCTGGAGCAACTGAGTTACCGCCAGGGCTTTCAGATCCTCGAAGTTCTTGGACGCGTAATCGGCCTCAAAGGTCAGGTAGTTTTCCAGGCCGAGTGATACAAACTTGGCGAGGTAGTCAGCGGTGGCCTGTGCCATTACGCCGCCGCGCTGCCCTTCAGGGACGCCGATCTGGAGCATGGCGGTGTTGATACCGGTTACTGCTCTCCAGTTGCTCTGAATGCCGTAGCCGTCGGCACGCCGGGCGATACGGTTGCGGAGCGGTGTCAGGATCGGATAGAGTTTTTTCGAAGGTGCTTCCAGGTCATAGGCAATGAGGCCGCTGGTAGCCGTCGCAGGCTGAGTGAAAGCACGGACTACATCATCGGGGATAGGCGTTTTCTGCGCCTGCGAAACCAGTTCAATGGTTTCCTGGGTAGGATTGACGTTCATGTTGTTTGCTCCTTCGGACCTGTCATCACGACGGTCTGATTTTTTCGGCCCTGTCTCTCGACGGTCCTTATTTGGGGATTTACCTCACTCGTATAATTTGCGGGCTCATCTGCGCCCGTTTGACCAGTTCGAGAGCTGCTTGCTCAGGGGGGAGGCTCTCGATTCTCTTGACTTCCGCTTCCTCTTCGAGTCGCTTGACGCCTGCCGTGTCGTCTTCCTTGTCCACTACCAGCAATTTACCCTTTGCCGGTTCGGGCTGTGCTTCCAGTTCTACGACACGCTGCACCAGCGCTTCCTTTTCCCCCTTGAGTGTTTCGTTTTCCCCTGACAGCCTCTTCACGTCGTCTTCAAGGACCGCAAGGCGCTGAACATCGTCATCCTCGCCTGCTGCCTTCTCGACTTTTCCTGCTTCCGCACAGCGGTCGCACATGGTGACGCCCATATCTCTCAGGCAATCGCGGATGGTGTTCAGGCGCTCCATGTCCTCGGCAGAGTGGCGCGATCCGGCTCGGGTGATGTCGACCGGGGTGTTGACTGCCGTCTTAATGCGGTCGATCTGACCGTCTGACAGGTCGGCGCCTTCAGGGGAGCAAACGGCGAACCGGAGCACTTCATTATCTGCGCCGGCGGCAAGCTCCATGATCGACATTTCGCCTGGAGTCCATGTCCCGACCGTGGTGTTTTCCTTGAGTTCTGACACAACGAACTTCTTCAATGCCTCAATGGCTGTTTTGAGCGCCGTAACCTGTTCTTCAGCTTCAGGATGCGCCCCATTGTCGGCCTCGGATTGTTCCCAGTTCATAAGCCAGGTTATTGTTTCCAGTGCGCTCAGTGCTGTTTTAGAGTCGCAAATTTCTTCACCTGCATACCGTTTGATTTCCGGTTCAGATGTTTTTACTTCGGTATCCATACTGTTTTCCTCCCCGAAAATCCGGTATGCGTCAATAACGCATTCGGGATTTGATGGTCTGTCAACAAGACTGATTTCCGTTATTTCCTTAAGGAATATCCGGCTATCCTTCTCGTAGTCCTTCTTTGCCCCTATCGAAAAGCCCTTGTAGACTTTTTCCTTGCACTTCAATTGTGCTGTCGGGTCGACAACCTTGGCCGCGATATAGAGGCCCTTATCATCAACCGTGGCTTCCTCGGTAGTTCCCGCTGCCTTCAGGTCGTGCATCTCCCGGATGTTGGCAAACCGCATGTACTCAGGCAGGCACTTCTTGACGCTGTTCAGGTCTATCACCGTGCCGTAAGAGTCGATTGCTTCAGTCGTTGCATAGCCGTAGGCTGTGTTCGTGTCCTCGTCGTACCGGGCTATGTCGACATAGATGTTGTGCTTACTTCCCATGCGTCACCTACTTCAGGTCATCAGTACGCCGCTTGTGGAATCCCACCAGGGCGTCGTGTGACCCTTCAAGGGTTGCCAGCCTGGAGTCCAGGCGGGCTGTTTCTCTGATGGTCTGCTCGTGCTTCTGAAACAGCGAGTCAATCAGCTTCTGAAACCTGTTGAGCGTGTCGTCCAGCTTTGCGATATTGCGATTGAATAGCCAGCCGACAATGGCGATTGCCATCACAACGACCATCACCAGAAACCACGGCGGGACTGCCTTCAGGAAGTCGGTCACGGTCGGCCTCCCTTATTACTTCAGCTGGAACATCTGCTTGGTCTGGTTCGTGGACACACACAGGAAGGCTTTCGAGTAGTCGGAACTCATCGACCACGCGCCTTTCGTGCAGCTCGTTGATGCTGTCGGCCAGGACTTGACCACGATCACGAACCCGGCCCTTAGAAAGTCGTCAATCCTTCGATCCGGAACGGTAACCTGGCCGTTTGCGTCCGGGGTGTACACATTGCCGTCACGGTCGGTATACTTGGCAACGCCCGACGGGAATGCAACAGTGGTGGACGCCTGGCTGATCAGCGGGAACATGGTCAGTGCGGCAATCGCCAAGAACATCAAGCAAACCAGCGCGGTATAGAATTTTTTCATGGTCATTCTCCTCCCTGCCCGCAACAGGGCAGCATCAGGTTATCGTTATTCGGGGCTTGCCCCTGTTTCTTCTTCGTCCATCACGACCGGAATGCAATCACAGACACAACGAGGATGGGCGGGCGCGGTGTCGGAGCCGTCAGGGAAAACATCATCTAAACCAATAACCCCAGCCGATTCGTTTTCATCACATTCATCTTCCTCTTGTTCTCCGTGCTCACTCCCTACCAGCCACTCTTTTCCAGTCACTATCCCGCTTGCCCGATATGCCGCCATGTTTCCTTCTGAGTCGGCAAAAGCAACTTCCGTCCTGGCTATCATCTCGGCCCTGCTGTCGCTAAAGGCCGTCGAGCCCTTGATCTCTGTTTCCAGCTTCTGAGTGCTCCAGCCTTCTTCAACCGCATCTGATACGGTAGAGCGGAGCATATCGCGGGTACTACCGGTAATCGACCATTCCGCGTCGGGGTTCTCTATCCAGTCGGGATTTTCCTTGGTCCCGATGTTCCTCATCCCTACCAGTTCAGCGCCCCGATCTTCCGCGTACTCAAGCGCCCGCGTGTTCATCAGGTTGGTGATGTTCTCTTCAGGTTCAAAATTGATCTGGATGAATCCCTCAGACGCGCCATCAGCAAAAACTCTTTCCAGCACTTCACATGCCGGTTCTATCAGGTCGGACCAGTTTTTAAAATCCAGTGCTTCAACGATCCGGGCAACGATCCCGTCTTGTTCTAGTGAGCCCTTCAGGGTCTCGTATGCTCCAGTAACCTGAGCGGCGGCCTCTTCGCTGCGTTCGTTCAGAAAGTCAATGAGGATTGCCCGCAGTTCCTTCCTGGTCTTGGCTATTACCGGTCGGTCCCGGTCGATACGGGGAATGGACTTTTTTTTTACTCGTTCAATTCGTTCAACATCCGGCGTCGAAACTTTCTGAACCGCTCCATCCTTGCCCGCTCCTCCCGATCCTCCAGCTGCTGCTTTTCCTGGTCCGTCGGCTGCGTCGGGCTTGAACTTTTTGTCCTTGGCAGTATCAGTATTGCCAGCACTGCCAGCACTTGAGTTGCCAGTACCAGGATTGCTATTTTCATCGTTCCCCCCTGGACTACTCATCACGGGCGGCAACGGCTTCTCCGGTGCCGGTCCTTCCAGCCCTAAGCGGTCTCGCACTTCCTCTGGACTTACCACATACGTCGCGAGATAAATCTGGTCGACCTGCGCCTGTACCAGCGGGTCAACGTCTTTCGGCTGTTCATACGAGCATTCGAGGTCCTGGTAACCGAAATACTTCCAGATGATCATATCGACCAAGCCCTTGACCCAGGCCAAAATAGGCGCGTTACCCTGCTCCTTGGCTGCCTCGCTTGCATTTTCTGCCGTGGCCCGGTTCATCTGCTTGATAAACGGTGTCGGCTCTCGTCCGAAGGCGAAACAGGTCACTCGGGCAAGCCATTCGTCGTACTCGTCCTTGAGCGCCTTTTCCTTGGTGTCGATCACCTGAGCGCCGCCCGGAATAAACCGCGCACCTCGGCGGGCGGCTGTGTTCCCGGTCAGGATAGAGTCCCAGAAATCCTGAAACGCCTTGATCTGGTCAGGGTTCCACTCAGGCGGGCAGCCGATGATCGAATCAGGCGTGTTGCCGTCGGTGTAGTACTGAAGCTGGTGCAGCTGCCGCCGTATGGCGATGTTGACCGTGATGATGATCTGCTCGACCGGCGAGTAGCCGTAAACGCGATTGCTGCGCTTATTGCGCGGGAAATAGATCAGCTTATCAGCCGAGTAGTCCACTGCCGGAACGCCCTTGATGTACTGCTGATATGCCGGGTCAGGGGGCAGGGGAGTGCGGCCCGACTCGTCCATGACTCGCTTGATCAGCGCACCGTCCATGATGTCGAGGGCGTAAGGCTTGCCACCCTTGGTCATGCGCGGGTAGATCGTGGCCGCGTCGATAACCAGCATATCCTCAAGCACCTGTCTCAACCACTGCTGCCATGGGTGCTGACGGTCGGGGAAGGCAAGGAATTCTTGGACCTCTTTGCAGCGTGCGTCCTCTTCTGCGTCAACGTCCTTCGGCTTGATCTTGAATTCGACAAGGCAAATCTGGTCCTTGACGGTTTCGATTACCAGGCGCAGTAGGTCATAAGAGTCGGCCAGGGTACGCAGCTGCTCAAAGGAAATCGGCTCATCCTGGCGCGGGACATAGCGCAGGTTATAACCAACGGGGTAATCCCATTGGCGGCCCTGCATGGGCTCTTGGAATACGGGCTGGATAGGTTGACCGGGAGAAAAGGGAACGGCGTCAAGCGCCTGGCCGGGAGTTTTGCCGGATAGGACGAACTTGACGCCGTCGATGAGGCGAGCCATAAAACTGAGATCGGTTGTCTTGCCGCCTTCTGGCATTCATGCCCCGTGTGCCGCTTGTCGTACTGTCATCACGACAGTTTTCTGTACTATGAAAGGATTAACTTGACAATGTACATAGCAAATGGCAAATGTCAAGACTTTTTCGCTTGTTCCTCCTGCCGGCGCTGTGCCTCGGCCTGGTAGAAATCCAGTATACCAAACGTGTTGTCGTTCAATTCCGCGAAGGCGTCAGCGAGTGCGTCAACCTGGTCATCGTGGGCGCCGTTCGGGAAAGACCGCATCTCTGCAATCAGGGCGTCATTCCATTCTGCCCGGAGCACCATCACGTTTCCGACATTGACCTGAGCGGCAAACGGTTCAGCCCGAACCACCTTGTCGCCGCTGATCGGCTTCGCTGTGACCGTGTACCCCGTCAGCTTCCCGACGAAATAGGATACCTGCGCCTTCCCTGCTTGCCCTGGATCCTGCGGCAGCCGGACACGCACAGCTGTCGTGTCCCGATGTGCCGTGTTGACGAGCGCATTCTCCACCTCGTGCGGAGCTCCCTGAAAGCGGCTGACGTCTGCGATGATGAACCGACCGTCAGGACATATCCCCAGTTTGCCCCCGGCCGTCCAGTCGCCATCGTTTTCCGTTGCCGCCAGATCCCACGCCCGTACGAACCTGGTGCCGGCAGGAACCGCGCCGACCACCGGCATGTTGTCGGGCCGGAAGATATTGCCCTCGGGAAGGCTCGGCTCCTGTTGATACTGCCCCGAAAAAGTGTAAGGTTTTGCCTTCTTCATCCTCTTTAAGTCATCGACCGTGTGCTTTTCCGGCCAGAGTGCGGTTCCATCGTCCTGGAGGGTTTTCAGACAGAGGTGTTCCCACTCCTCGCCATTGCCGCCATTGAGCAACCACCCGGCCAGATCCGCTTCGTGCAGCCGCTGCATGATCAGAATAATCGGAGTGTCAGGGCTGTTTTTCCTGGACTCGAGCGTATTCTGAAACCACTCGATGACACCCTGCCGGATTACGTCACTCCTGGCCTCGTCGGCCTTGTGAGGATCGTCGATGATGATCGCACCACCGAAGCCCGGGCGATGCTTGCCGGCGCCGTAGCCCGTGATGGTGCCACCAGCTCCGACAGCGTAGACGCAGCCGCCCTTCGTGGTGCGCCATTCGTCCTTGGCGCTGCTGTCGGTCCTCAGTTGTGTTTCGGGGAAAATTTCCTGGTACGCGGGGTGCTGAACCAGTTCGCGGGTCTGCCAGGCGTTGTTCGCCGCGAGCCGACCGGAATATGAGGTGTGGATGAATTCGGCGTCGGGACATTTTCCCAGGCACCAGGCCATGAAGTTGACAACTGCCAGTTCGGTCTTGGAATATCGGGGAGCTACATTGACGATCAGCCGTTTGCACTCGCTAGAGTACACCCGCATGAGGGCGTTACAGATTTGTTTGTGGTGCTGGCCGCGTAGCCATTTGTAGCCGCGCCTTTTAAAAAACATCCAGCGGCTGAAAAAATAAAAATCCTCTTTCGCCTTATGAACGTGCGGGAGTTCTCGCGGCTCGCTCATATCTCACGGTCGAGCAGCTCCAGGGATTTCGTGTATTCCTCGGCGGTCATGGAGGTTGTCGGTATTGGCCCGCCTCCTGGGCCAGAATGCTCGTGCTTATCCGTGAACAGCTTCAGGTGCCGCCCGAGTAGTTCAAGGGATGGTGTCTTGGGTGAGAGTTTCAGAACAAAATTACCTTGTTTGTCCCATCCCCAGCCGATAATTGCCCGCCTGACATCTTCCGGCAGGGTAGGGATATCTTCTGGTCCGTTGATTTTATGTCCTGCGATATCAGCAGCATCATAGAGCGCCATGCGGGCGATTTCCTTCAACACGCGCTCAGCTGTGATATCTACCGCCGCCGCTCGTTTGTCCATTTCGGTCTGAATAGCGGCAGCAATCTCAGGTTTTCTCAGGTTTTCGTGTCCTATTGCATCAGCACGTTTTGTTGAATATCCCGCCCTGATAGCGGCCTGGGTAGCGTTCAGGTCACATAGGTACTCCTTCACGAACATCTGCTGCTTGGCTGTCAGCTGGGCCTTTCTCATACCCTACCAAATACACATTTTCTGTATTTTGTCAAGAGTCGGGTGAAAGGAAAGGCCACCTCGCTTGAAGTGGCCCTTTTTTGCTTTACCACTACACTACAACACCAAACTGCGCCCCCACAATACTCCACTCTACATATCCATTACCCCACGTGACTACACCACACCCTTACCAGACGTAACGCAACGAAACGGTGCACCACCTTGACATCACACTACCTTTCATCACTCTACCTTACCCCTACTTCACGCTCACCACCGTGAACCGGCCATATCCACCGTTTCTAAACTGACCAAGCCCCTGAAGTTCACCATACGCGAACAGCTCCATGATGAGCTTTTCGCTCAGGTCTTTATGCTCGATCCAGCCGATCTGGAAGGTTATTTCCGTACCTGCCGCGATGTAGTCGGAACGCGCCAGTGTCACTCGTGGGCCTTGTGGGGTTTGCGCCCGAAGTGGCCGCTCAAGTACGCCATCAGGCTCTACCTTGCCCAGTCTCACCTTGCGCGGGAAAACAAAGAGGTTGTTCGAGAGTTTACTCCGCAGGTTCTGAATTTTTGCGTTGTCCTTCAGGATGTTGCCAGCGTTCTTGATAAAGCCCTTGATGAAGTAATCGTAGACAAACAGGCCTTCTTCATCCTTGTGGAAACCTGTCCACCCCTTTTCTTCGATCTCCTCGACCGTTTCTGATTCCCCATTGAGACCTTCAGGGGCTTTTGATTCAATGTAGCTCTTGTAAATTTCCTTATCTTTCGGCACCGTTCCCAGCATTTCCGTTTCCAGTCTGATTGTCACAGTTTTCTTTTCCATTCTTTTCCCCTTTCTTTACTCTGTCCCCTTTTCCTGTAAAACGTCCATATTTCCCCTGTACGCCCTTTTTATTGTCCACCCCTACCTCACCCCTTGACTTGTATTGAAAAGTGGCGTGTGCGCTTTGCTGCTTTGCGTGGTGATAGATTTCAGTGCTACGCCGCCTGGCCTCTTCTATCTGATCCACTGTCCATCCGCTCTGTTTGTCCGGGTTCCCCTATCAATCCTTTCTCTCTGTAAAACGCCTCAGTATCCCGGTAAACAGCACTATACTCCCGGTGAGGATATTTCCGCGCCATCTCCGCGATACGTTTCAATTTCTCGTCGGGTTTCGCATCTCCGGCACAGAAAATCATGCACTCGAAAGCATCTTTCTCAAACTCACCTTTAGGCCGGTAGTCGTAAAGCGTCCGCTTTTCCTCCGCTTTCATCCTCTGTGCTTCACGTTCCCGCTCCTGGACCTGTTCCTCCCGGATGTGCTTACCTTCCTGGAGGATAATGTCACGGATTTTACCGATAGGAACCAGCATGTCAGGATGAAAATCCGTTTCAACCTTCATAACTGCCGCATGGATCGCCGCATTCGGTTCGTCCTTTATTGCTGGCCATATCTTCGCGGCCTGCTCGTCGGTATATCCGCGCCGAAACATCTTGGAAATGATCCGCATTGCGTCGATGAAGTCTTGCTGTCTCATGTCGCCTCCATTCCGCTGATCAGTTTGCCTAATCGGTCAGGGTCAATTTCATTTGGGGATGACCGTCCGTTTTTGAGCACCGAGACGAGATATGGGATAGGGTCTTTTGCTTGATTGGCTAAAGTTGTCTGGAGGGCGTCCATAATCGCTTCAGGGGTGTAGTCTCGACAGATATCCTGGAGTACGGTCTTTTGAGCACCAGAAACCATCCTCCCAGTTTTTTTCTCCACCTCCCGGTTGAGTTCGGCCAGGGTCATTTTTTTTGAAGCTTCCGGCAAAACCTCACGGGGGGGTATGGGGGGGTTATAAGATGGAGATGGAGATGGAGATGGAGATGGAGATGGGCTTATACGGTTCGTTAACGGTCGTTCAACGGTCGTTAAACGCTTGAAATCATCTGATGAAATAGCTGTAAACCCTTGATTTTTTAAGTCATTATAAAGTTCCGGATGGGTTTTTGCCATGCGGCTGAAGCGCGATTTATCCGACCTTTCGACTGCCGATGATGCATATCCGTTATGGTCACACCAGTCATGGAGTACATAATTGCCCTCCGTTCCATCAACGAATTTAACGTCGTTCAACGCCGTTACAAATTCGTTAGGGTCGTTAGGCCATCCGGCCATAATTGCAATATCGGTATTATCCAATCCGGTCAAATTTCCATCGGACCGTTCCATTGCAACGGTGATCCAAAGGTCAAGCAGATAGTCGGTTGAGCCTGGCCCCAGTATCATTTGCAGTTTTTTCCGTTTGCGGTTCCCTTTAAAGGAAACACTTATCCGAATATCAGTATTCAATGGTTGCCTCTCGATTTATGTGCCAGACCACCTTAGAACGCAAAAAGCCCCTAACAGATCACCGGGGAAGGTAAAATGATTATCGCTGTCCAAGGCAAAAAAATCATCAACCCGGTAATCTGTTAGAGGCTCTTTGTAAGTTCGCATTTTATACCCTTTTACAATGATAATCTACCTTGGACATGTACATAATACACAATACATGGACAAAGTAAATATTTTATCATCTCCCAATCAACGACCTGCCTTTATTCCATACCCGGACCGGCAAGCTGAACCGCTCCAGATCCTTCCGCTTGAACTTCCGCGCTAATATCCTGCAATCCAATTCCTTGCACATCTGCGGTTTGTCATCGTGGATCGCGCAACCTTCAGGGGTCAGATAGATACAGTCTCCATTCGGCTTATGGTCCAGCATTAAATGACCTGGAAAACGCTCGTGAGGCACCGTTTGATACTTCAATGGGTCGTCTTGCGGTAATATCCGAATGGCGTCGCCTTTACAGCATAGTGTACAACCGTTACATGGTACGTTGTTCATATCTCCCCCTTTTTTCAACCATCACTTTAAAAAAGTTCCTGCCCTCAACATTAACTCCAATCTCGCTAACGCATTCCACGCCTCGTGTGCCGCGTGAGGTAGTCCCGATTCCTTATCATGCGATTCGTGCCGTTCTGCCAGCATGTGGCGCCATTTCGCATCATCATAGCGGTCAACCCCTTCGGGTACATGCTGCCAACCTCCACGGCTGTATTTCTGCGCGCCGTAGGTACTGACTTTGGCAATCTCATTCAGTGCCAGCGCAAAGTCTTTCAGGAGTGCTGCCATAACCTTCCCCTGATCGAGTTTTGCGCCTGGT